GGTTTTACACGGAGTTTGACCCTAATGTTGAGGGTGGCGCAAAGCGTGTCAATGTTGAGGGTGCGTATGGGCAGACTCCAGACCAAGTGCAACAAATGGCGATTGAACTGCAAGCAATTGAGGCTGATCAAAAAGCAGGCTATAAACAAGGCGAGATTCTGTTTGATAAATTTCAGATTATCGACAAAAATATTAGAGATCTTTATCGCGTTGGCGAGTTGGCTAGCGAGGGCGCAATTACTGGCTTTATTAACAAGTTTCGGCCTGCTACTAATGCCGCCACTGCAGAGTTGCGGGAAATCACTAAAGGCATGGGTATTGATGTTATCAAATCAGTTACATTTGGTGCGCTTAGTGAGAAGGAGATGGAGTTAGCTACGGAAGTGGCCTTCCCGTCTAACCTAAAAGGGCGAGCGCTTGCAGAATACATCCAAAACAAGATTAGAGCGCAAGAGAAGCTAAGAGATGCGTTAATGCCTGAAGTACAAATGCTGTTAGGAAACTCAGGCTTACGAGCATATTCTGAGTACAAAATTAAGAATGTAAAAAGGCACCAAGAGGCCGCCCGTGCATTTGAGAGAATGAAAAAATCATCGCCAGAGCTTACCAGAGAGATGTGGAAGCTGATGAATCTAGAAGCACGAGAAGCCTATATTGCGGCAGAGGATGCAAAAAAATGAATGACGCGCAAAGAGCAATTGTCAGCGAAGCATTAGGGCGTACATCCCTTGGCGTTCCACAACCGATAGATCCAGACAGCCAAAAAATCAGAACGGTTGCGCAAGGCCTGACGTTTGGTTTTTCTGATGAAATTGAGGCTCTGATACGTTCTTCTCTGCCTAGCGGTCCGGAGTATGAGGTAGCGCGAGATGAGGTTAGGAAAAAGCTTAGGGACTATCAACAGGCAAATCTAGGCGAGGCTATAACCTTAGAGGTTGCAGGGGCGCTAATACCGTCAATTCTTGCGTCTATGACTGGATTTGGCGCACCAGTAGCGGCAACCAGATTGGCTAGTATACCTCGCGTTGCAGGAGTCTCAGCCGCAGAGGGAGCAGTAAGCGCAGTGGGTTACGGTGAGAACGATCTGTTTTCTGGCGAAGGTGCTATGGATGTAGCTACAGGCACTGCAACAGGCACCGCATTTGGCACAGGAGCACAACTGTTAACCGGTCAATTAGGGAGACTGGGCACCAAGCTACTTGAGTTTACTAGAAAAAAAATGGGCGGTGCTGACTCTGCAGTGCAAGCAGAATTGTTGCGATTGCAAAAAGCTACCGGTCTAACGATAGACGAAATTATTGCAGATGTCGCAAGCGGAAGAATCATTGCAGACAATGCCACATTGAGTAACGCCATAAAAGGCATGGTCAACGAGGGTGGCGAAGCGGCTAGTCTTATTTTAGATGCAAGCAAAGCAAGGCGTTCGGCAACCACACAGCAAGCTCAACAGTCGTTGCGGGGCGCGTTATCTCCGGAGGTCGATGACCCTAATATTATTAGAGCACGGGCGGCTACGGAAGCAGATTTGAAAAAGCAACAGTCGGAAGCATACCAAGGTGTATTCCAGTCTGGTCAAACGGTCAGCAAAGATGTTGCGGATCAAATGCTAAATATTATCTCTCGAATGCCTGCGGCCAGATCTAAGCTAAAAGAGCTGTACGATGCAGGCAATCTTGTGCCTCTGTTTAAAGAAAATGCAGATGGCTCTATTACGTTTGTACGAGCACCAACACTTGAAGATGCAGAAATTATTAGGCGACAAATGTCAGAAGAAGCGTCAGGTAGATTTAGAGCGGGTGAGGGCGCAATGGGTCAAACGGTTGCGGACATGGAGAGGCCGCTACGAAAGGCAATTGATGTTGAATCTCCAGAGCTAGGAGCAACTCGCGCACAGTACAGTCAGATGCTCACGCAGAATGAAGCGTTTGATCTAGGCAAGAGCAAAGCGTTAACCATGAATGTAGACGATCTGGAAATTGAGATCGAAAGACTGCAATCTAACCCAGAGGCCCTGTCGTCATTTAGAGCGGGCGCAATGGCGGCATTAGAAAATCGCGCCAGAAGGGGTGGAACTACTCTAGAGAAGCTTGCTCAAGAGGATGTACAATTAGGCGCGGCCTTGAGGGTTCTACTGCCACCAGATCAAGCTGAAACAGTATTGCGAGATGTCACTAGAGCGGCTGAGGCCACCTCTATGGATAAGCTTATACAGCCAAGAGCGGGGTCCCCGACTCAGGCCCTTCAGAGAGAGCAACAGTTGCGCGGTAGCGGCACATCAATGGAGGATCTTGTTAGAGGTGCTCAGGGCGATCCGTTTGCGATTATCAAAACAATGGTAAACTCTGTTCCATCTGCACAGGGCTTGAATGACAAACAATTGTCAGAGGTGGCAAGAGTTTTATATTCTCAAGACCCCGATATGGTTAGGCGAGCTCTGACAGATCAAACATTTGCAGGCGAGCTACTGCGCAGAGCCGAACAGCTAGCATCTGGCTTTGCTCAATTTAGCAGAACAGCGGGCTCACAACAGGGTGCTCAACTAGGACTGGAGAATTAAGCGTGGAATTAAAACCATTAGAGCAAGATGAAATTCAAAACATTGCCAGAACAGCCGTTGAGGACTGCGTTGACTTTGTTGAGTCTGAGATTGCATTTGATCGATTAAAGGCACAGCGTTATTACGAAGGCGCTGTTGATATCGGTGAAGAAGAAGGCCGCTCGACTGTCGTATCTACTAAGGTGCGTGACGTTATACGGGCAATCAAGCCTAGTCTAATGCGCGTGTTTTTGCAGACTGATAATGCGGTTGAGTACATACCTCGCAAGCCGCAAGATGTTAGATTTGCAGAGCAGGCTACCAAATATGTAAATCATAAATTCAACGAGCTAAAAGGCTATCAGGTGCTATATGATGCGTTCCATGATGCTCTGCTCAAGAAGAACGGCATTGTCAAAGGATACTGGGATACCAGTTATGACGCTGAGACTTACAAATTTGATAACCTGAACGACATGGAGTTTACTGCCATTGTCAATGATGAGGGCGTAGAGGTATTAGAGCATACGACTCGCATCGAGATTGAAGTTGATCAGATGGGCATGGAGATAGAAGCGCCTCGCCATGACCTAAAGATTATGCGCACTAAGCAGATGGGAAATCTCAAAATAGAGAGCGTACCCCCAGAGGAGTTTTTTGTAGACTCTAATGCGAGAAGCTTGGAGGATGCATACGCTGTTTGTCACAGAACAGATATCCGTGTTGGCGATCTTGTAGAGATGGGTTTTGACTTTGATGATGTAATTGACTTGGCAGACACAGGTGCAGATTCGTTTACAGACTTAGAGGATTTTGAGCGCACCGGCTACATGGATGATTACGATGATGATGAGAGCATGGACCCGTCTATGCGCAAGGTAATGATTACTGAGCTGTACATGAAGATCGATGTCGATGGCACCGGTATTCCGCAGATGCATAAATTAACTCTTGGCGGGGACAACTACAAGCTACTCGACAAGGAGCTCTGGGGTCATTTGCCGTTTGCCGTGTTTGAGGTTGATCCTGAGCCGCATACGTTTTATGGGACCTCTATTGCCGACTTAATTGTTAACGATCAGGACAGCGCCACAGCGTTGCTGAGAGGCGTGCTTGATAACATTGCCCTGACTAACAATCCGCGCACTGAGATTGTTGATGGCATGGTTAACATCGATGACCTGCTGAACAACGAGATTGGCGGTATTATCAGAACCAAGCAGGCAGGAGCAGTTACTCCGCAGGCTATCCCGTTTGTTGCCGGCCAGACGTTATCTGCTATCCAGTATTACGATCAAGAGATCGAGAATAAGACTGGCATCTCCAAGGCGAGCTTAGGCCTAAACCCTGACGCACTGCAGGCTAAAACAGCTACAGCGGTGGCGGCTACGGTCCAAGGCGCGGCTATGCAGACAGAGATCATGGCACGCAATCTTGCAGAGGGCGGCATGACCCAACTGTTTAAGTTGATGCTCAAGCTGATCATTGAGAATTGCGATGAGGCCACCATGATGCGAGTCACTGGCGGCAACTATGAGCCCATTGATCCAAGGTCATGGGACAAGTCTATGGATATCTCAGTCAATGTAGGACTGGGCACAAATCACGAAGATCAAAAGCAGGCGGCACTACAGCAGACCCTGCAGATACAAATGCAGATCTTCCAAGCATACGGTATGGGTAACGGCATGGTAGGTATGACGCAGATCAGAAATACCCTAGCCGATATGTTGTCGATGAACGGAATGCCAAATGCAGAGCGCTACTTCTTGCCTATGGATATGCAACAAGAGCAAATGATTATGCAACAGCAACAACAGCAGGCCGCACAACAGCAACAGGCTCTTACACAGCCAGAGGCATACGTGCAGGCAGAGCAGATCAAGGCGCAAGCCAAGGCACAGTCTGATATGGCCAAGTTGCAGATCGATGCGCAAAAGGCAATTGCCGCAGATGACCGTGACCGTGATCAAATGGATCAGGACCTACTGGTCGATGCCGCAGAGATTTTGGGTAAGTATGGCACAGCCGTAGATGTTGCGCAGATTAAGGCAGACCAAGCGGCACCGCGATACCCAGATAGCACCCCCGTGCAAGCTGTTACAGGCGGTAGATTTTGAACATTAAGGACAAGGCCGCACTAGCAAAAAATTTATGGCGAGATGACACCTTTCAGGAAATCTTGCAAAGCATTCGGGATAGGCAAACAAGCGTATTCCTGAACAGCCAGTCTCAACTAGAGACTATTAAAGACGCGCATGATATAATCAAGGCGCTTAACTTGATCGAAGGTCAATTCAACACTGTATTTGCAGACGAGGCGATCTACGACAAAAAGCAGAAGGATTAGTACCGTGGAAACGACTGAAACTTTAGGTAGTACAGACGGCTCTATTGAGGGAGCCATTGCATCATTAATACAGCCAGAAGGAGAACCAACAACTGAAGCGGAGGCCCCACAAGACGAGACAGCAGTTGAGTCAGAGCTTGAGGAGGCTACACCAGACGAGGTTGAAGGCGAACCAGAGGATGTGGAAGATGAGCAACCAGAGCCCGAAGGTGAAGAACCAGTAGAGGGTGATGATGAGGAGGCAGGAGACTCCGATGAGGATGAGCAAGACACTGAAGAAGCAGAAACCGAACAAGAACAGCAACTGTTCACCGTCAAAGTTGATGGCAAGAACGAGGCTGTAACCCTTGACGATTTAAAGCGAGGATACAGTGGTCAGAAGTACATCCAAAAGGGTATGCAGGAAGTCTCTGAGGCTAGAAAGGCCACAGAGGATGTCTACAATGCCCTATTGCATGAGCGTAAGCAAATTGCAGAGGTTTATGAGCAGGCCAAAACAGGTCAGCTATTAACGCCCCCAGTAGAGCCTACAAGGGAGCTATTTGAAACCGATCCTATTGGTTACATGGATGCAAAGCTCAAGTATGACGAGCAGGTTGTTGCATACAATGACCAGATGCAAAAAATGGAAGCGGTAACAGAACAGCAAACTCAGGCGACTCAGGCGGCACAGCAGGCGTATATACAGCATGAACTGGCTACCTTGCAAAAGGTAATCCCAGACTTTGCTGATGCCAAAAAAGCTAGTGCCATCAGGGAGCAGTTAATGACAGTGGGTTCATCCGTTTACGGCTATGAGCCTGCAGAGATAGGGCAAGTTATGGACCACCGCGCTATACGGGTGTTGCATGACGCTATGCGCTATCAGGAGCTGATGAACGGCAAGAAGGCCGCAGAGGTAAAGGCTGATCCGGCAAACCGCAGAAAGCGGCCCGTGAAGTCTGGAGCCAAGAAAGCTGATAGCAATAAAACCTTACGCAAAAAGCAACGACAAACTTTATCCAGAACCGGCTCCGTAGAGGATGCTATAGCTTTATTAATTGATTAAGGAATTTTATCATGGCACAACCAACTAATACTTTCGATACCTATGACGCTCGTGGAATACGCGAGGACCTCTCTGACGTTATCTACTCAGTGACTCCAGATGATACGCCCCTGTACACTGCCTGTAAGAAAACCAAGGCAAGCAACACGCTGACAGAGTGGCAGACTGACTCACTACGTAGCTCAGCGGTAAATGCGCACATCGAGGGTGACGCAACAACTGCAGATGCAATTACTCCAACTACTCGTTTGGGTAACTACACTCAGATCTTCAAAAACGCTGTTGTTATTGCAGACACTGAGGAAGGCGTAGATAAGGCAGGGCGCAAGCAGGAAATGGCATACCAAATGCTAAAAGAAGCTCGTCAGCAGAAGCTCGATATTGAAAAATCTCTGTTTGAGAATCAGGCTCGCGTTGCGGGTAACAGCACTACTGCTCGCAAGCTTGCGGGTCTAGGCGCTTGGCTGAAAACCAATGTTGATAAGGCATCTGATGGTGCTAACCCAACTGGTGACGGCACTGACGCTCGTACTGACGGTACTCAGGCGGCTTTCACTCAGGCCAAGTTTGACGATGTAATGGAGTCAATCTGGACCAACGGTGGCGATCCTGATCGCGTATACCTTTCACCCTTCCAGATGAATGTTGCCCTTGGCTTTACCGGCAACAACAATCAGCGTTCGACTGTTCAGGCAGGCGATCAGAAGGTTGTTAAGTCTCTTGACGTTTACGTTACCCCTTGGGGCACTGTTGAGTTTGTTCCTAGCCGTGAGAATCGTTCACGCGATGTTTACGTTCTGCAGAACGATATGTTTGAGGTTGCGGTATTGCGCCCAACTAAGAGCGTTGCACTGGCTAAAACAGGCGACTCTAGCATGAGACAAATTCTCACTGAGTTGACTCTTTGCTCTAAAAACGAAGCGGCAAGCGGTATCATTGCTGACCTTACTACTAGCTAATTTTAGATAGTAAGTTAAAATTAAGGGGGGCTACGGCCTCCCTTTTTTTGTTTGGAGATAACGATGGAAGATAAGTTTAAAGAAAAAGTACACTATCACTCAGATGGCGATAAATTTACCGTACAGCGCCAGTATGACGTTAACCCTACGCTACAGCAGGCTAAGATTATTAGAGACTCCGGAGCAGGAGTAACTGGCGAGAACAGACTGGTGGGTAGGATACCTATGTTTATGGTAACGGAGTGGATGAAAGAGGCGGGTGTTGCTTTGGATGACAACGAGGCCAGAAAAGAGATTATTCGCAAAAAAATGCTTTCAGGTGAGTTTGATAAGTTTAGAGTGTGGGAAGGTAAATTCTAATGGACCTTAAATATTTCACGGTTGAGGAGTTTGATTGTCAGGAGACTGGCGAGAATGAAATGCAGGAGGCCTTCCTGTTAAAGCTCGATCACTTGCGAGAGGTGTGCGGGTTCCCGTTTACAATTACTAGCGGCTACAGGTCACCCAATCACTCACTGGAGCGGAAGAAGCCAAATGGCGGTGGCACGCATACACGGGGGATTGCCGCAGACATAGCCGTATCTGGTGGAGCTCAGCGCTATCAAATACAAAAGCACGCATATGCTCTAGGGTTTACTGGAATAGGTGTACATCGTAAATTTGTGCACGTTGATATACGGGATGACAAACCAGTGGCTTGGCCTTACTAGTATCGCTTTTTGCGAGTAACTTTCTTGCCCTTTTTTTCAGCCGCTTTTTTGGCGGCTTTTTTGCCGGCCTTAGTGTAAGGGTAATGCTTTTTACCTACTCTTGGCATAATAACCTCCAAAGTGCTTATTAATGTTTACAATGTACATTTAAACGTACATTAAAATGTATATAAGTCTACACACATTCACCATATTGGCGAAAATGTGGTTACCATTTGGTTTTGTTCGCCCAATATGCCGCAGACATTTTGCCCTTAGCAATATTCTTGGCGTGACGGGCCTTAAAGGATTTGCGTCTAGCGGCAGATGACTTTGATTCGCCCTTTTTCTTTGGCGAGCCGCTGACCCCTTGCTGTCCAAACCTAATCGTTTTGGTTTTGCCACCTTCTTTGGCTACAACCACATGGCTCTTAGTTGGATGATTGGGGGTGCGCTTGGGTTTGTTGTACCCAGAAACGCCTGCTCTCGATAATTTGCCGTCTGTCTTTTTCATGGTCCGATTATACCAAAAAAGGCCCCTAGAAGGAGCCCTTTAAATCGTCTTTCGCTATTGCCGCCAAACCCGCCAACACCACTATCGTACAAAATACCACAACTACCTCCACTGATTGATTGAGGCGGCATTGTACAGATGTGAGTGCATGGTGGGTAATGATTTAAAAGCATATGCGGTATACAGCCCGTTGTGACCACAGGTGGGCTAAACCTGTCACTAACCAAACCTGAAGGGGAAAAAGATCTGGCGGTCGAGGGGGAAAATTAGTTACAGCGCATTGTGCCTAATGCATCAGTGCGGCAGGTGTTTCCAGTGTTAGATCGCCAAGTGCCAAGCGCGTCTTTGCGCCAAGTGGTACCGTCTGATCCTCGCACGGTCCCTAGAGCGTCTGTACGCCACGTTGTGCCGTTTGATGACCTAGTGTTACCCAACACATCAGTGCGATACGTTGTGCCTGTACGAGAGTCTCTGGTGGTCCCTAGAGCGTCTGTTCGATAGGTTCCGCTAATTCCTGCATCACAGCTATATCGAGTATTGCCCAGTGCGTCAGTGCGATAGGTGCAAGCCGCCTCTGACTTTGAGCTCATAACCAATATGCCAATGATCAACAAACAGGCCAGAATAAACTGGCCGTAGCTGACTGTTAGCGGTGTATACATAAAGTCTTTTATCGACTTTAAAGAGTCAGGTGTGTTGGCGTTTTGGATGGCTTTATCTGCCATTTTGTTTGCCTCCTTCACCTTCTTTTTGCGTTGCTTGCTAGTCATAGCTATCTCCCTAGAATGGTATATCGGATTCATCGAATCCATTGGTTGCAGGTGGAGTCACTGCCTGCTGAGCAGGTGCCTGACTCTCTTGAGGGCCTGACGAGTGGACCTTGATGTCGTTAATCACCAAGCAGGCCTTGCTATAGTTTTTCCCTTCATGCTCCCAAGTATCAAGCGAAAACTCGCCCTGCACTGTCACAGGTGCGCCCTTCTTGAGCAGGTTTGCAAGCGATGGTACTCGTTTCTCACCAAACACCTTGCAGGTTACCCAAGTGGTTTTCTCATTATCGCCCCAACCTGATTTGCACGCAACAGGTACAGACCCAATCACTTTGCCATTAGGCGTGTGACGCACTTCCATATCTGCCCCGCAGTTACCAGTAAAAATTAAAACATTCATATTTATTCTCCAGTTTCAGTAGTGTAGTTTTTCGCAAGTTGCCAGTAAGTCAGCAAGGCCTTAAACATTGCCAAGTGTCTCTGATGGCTATCACGGTCCCAAACGTGATGCTTAACGATAGTAGGGTCATCCCTATCAATGAAGATAGAGATTCTCTCAGGATTAATGTATCGCATACCTTCAGCATAGGCGCTTAACTGCATCCCATGCTCATCGTACACAAGCTTGCTGACCTCTTTATCAGCTAAATTATCTTTGGTCTTAAAGTCCACAAACACGCCACACAGAGAGCCAAGGTCTATCTTGCCACCATAACCTAAACGGCTACAAAAGCTAGTTTCTGCGCTCCAAACGGCTAGAGGGTGTAGCTCATCAAGTATCTCTCTGACCGCAGTGTAAGCAGGTGTGCTTGAACGCCCCTTAAAGCCGCTCTCAACCATTCCATGTATTTCCGTGCCCCTTTCTGCCGCCTCACGCCCAACGCGCTTAGATTCTCTTAGAACGGCCTTTAGATGGATTTTATCATCTGCATAGTCAGAGCGCCTGATAGTAAATGTTGCATCAATGGCCTGCAGTATTTTCCAGTGCGTTAAGGCCGGTTTGTCTGCAATGCCCAGAATGGATGTCACTGAAGGGACCAGATCAAGCTTTCTGGCCTCTCGCAGTGTCGTATTTTTGGTTTTGCCGCAACCGGTCTCATAGGTATATGCGGGGGCACCTGATCGCGTGTACCAGTGCCCAGACTCAGCTACATATTTCATTTTGGCACCGCCCATGATGGTATGTTGTTCACGGTAGTGCCGGCAGGCAAGTAGTACAAGTAGCGGCCTACTCCAAACAATACAGCGGCACGCTTCAGAGCGTCAGATATACCGCCCTTCTCACCTTCAATCTTGGTGTCACCTGCGCCATCGCACTTGGTGATCCACTCGCCATCTACGCGAATAGACAGCCGGCAGATAACACGGCCACCCAAATCTTCATAGTGGCACTGCCAGTTTTCCATGCCGACAACATCATCTAGGCGCTTCATAACAGCACGGGCATCGATGTAGGCTAACTGCTTGCCGCCACCGCCTGCACGGAATTTAAGTACGCTCAGGGCGAAAGGAGCTTTAAGCTCCTCCCTGATTTGATCCCAGTTTTTCATAGTAGTCTCCCCAACTCAGATATGTGATTGTTGATTTGCTCAGACGCATACTGATTGCCATAGCCGTTATAGTAATCGTCAGACTGATTCTCTAACGCATCATAACCCTGCAGGCAGTCATACTCGCCCTTGGCATAGTCGTCAAACTCAACGTGTTCCTCAACCTCGTCTGCCTTGACCCACCAAGCCATCTGCCAACCGATAGCACCCTTTGGGTTGCGCTCTGTTCTGCGCACCTTGGTAAGCGACTTAACTTGTATGCAAGTCTCGCCCTTATCGTTAGTGTTAAGCACATCCCAGATCAGCCACAAGTGGCCGTTGATTTTTACAGTTTTGCCTTCTTCTAATTTCATAGTGGTTCCCCTTGGTTAGTTTTGCCAATATACCACAGTAAACTGCAATTGCAACACATTTAGTAAAATTAATTTTTAAGTGCCACTGTTGCAATAGATCGCAACAAGTCGTATACTTGGCGAAAATTCACTAACTAGGAAAAAAGATGTTTGACATAAAACGAGCGATCAATATCGGGATGGCGCTGTACAACTTGAGTCATGGTGAGTTGTCAGAACGGTCTGGTATTACCGCAAGCGCATTAAGCAACTTAAAGGGGAAAGGCAATCCAACTCTGCAGACAATGCAAAAACTGTCAGAGACATTTGGCGTGCCTTTATCAGTATTTATAGGATGGGGGGAGTATGGACAATAAACCATTATTCGCAGTCATACCTGCGGCAGTATTTTACGACACAAACCTGAGCGCAAACGCTAGGCTGTTATTTGGCGAGCTATCTGGACTGACGAGCTCTCAAGGTTTTTGTTGGGCAAGCAACCAGTATTTTCAGAAGCGTCACAATGTAAGCAGGCGCTCAATCACTAAGTGGATTGGCGAGCTAGCAGATGCCGGCTACATCAACGTGCAGTGCTTTCTGGATGAGAACCAGATTCAGCGCAGGCATATCTACATCACTGAAACTGGGTTGGGTATGGAAGATAAGTTCATGGGGGGTGGAAAAAATGTTCATGGGGGGGATGAAGAAATGTTCCATACCCCCGTGAAGAAAAGTGCCACATTAATAGAAAAGGGTAATAATAAATCTAATAATAAAACTATTAGAGGCGCACGCCCAACTGTTGATGAGGTTCAGGACTATTGTGATCAGAGAGGTAATGGCATAGATGGTCAGTATTTTTGTGATTACTATGGAGCAAGAGGGTGGAAAACGAAGGGAGGCACACCGGTACAAGATTGGCAGGCGTGCGTTAGGACTTGGGAGAAGGGTGACCAAAAGCGTAAACAGGCCAAAGGCAAGGATAGTATTAAGGCATCCTCGATTGAGGATAAAATCACTGATAGATCATGGGCGATGTAAAATGGTAAAAAATAATTCAAACAATGAAATGCGTATGGTGGAGTTTAAGGGTGTACACCCTTACTTCATCGAGGGTGAGTGTTACGGTATTACTGAGTATGCTGAGTGGACTCGTAATTTTAGTCAGCATGGTCCAGTAGCCAGAGCGTGCTTAAAGGGCAGGTTAGCCGGCAGGACATATTGCGAGCCGCACTGTCTGCTACCTAAAGAGGAGTACGTTGCGGAGAACCAGAAGCGCAGGGAAAAGGAGGGGCCAAAGGCAGAGGTGGCGAAACGATTCCTGCGGCTAGAAACTAAAGCCATGCGATTGGCAGATAAATTTTTGAGGGTATCACTATGAAAGATGTAATTGTTAGCACTGAGATGGATTTCATTAATGCGTTCAACACGCTCAGCAGTTTGTGGCGAGACAAGAAGTGGCTCAAGATTAACGTGAGCACTAGGCGCACTCGCAGTGGTCCACAGAATAATGCACTGCATTTATTTTTCCGGAATCTTGCGGATGATCTAAACAATGCCGGCTACCCGTCACAGATTGGATTTGCAGGCCGGCCTAACACCATCGAGGTTGACTGGACAGAGCAGAGCGTTAAGGAGCTGTGGAAGGCGATACAAAATGCCATGTTTCCTGAGACTGCAGGCAAGACCAGTTACCTTGAGCGCGGGCAAATCAACATGGTGTACGATGTGCTGTATGCGCACCTGACCAAAATTACTGATGGCACGGTACGGACAGCATTCCCTAGTTGTGAGGGACCCATGCTTGCAAACACGGAGAGACGAGGTGGCTAAAAAAACATTGCGGGCTCAGTGCTTGGAGAAACTGCAGAAACTGTCCCGCATGAAGTCAGCAGATGACAATGGGTATTGCCAGTGCGTGAGTTGCGGGAAAAGTGTCCACTGGAAGGAGTGCGATGGTGGGCACTATATCCCCAAGGGTAGCTCAAGCTATTGGAGCCTAGAGGAGTGCAACGTCTGGCCGCAGTGCAAAGGGTGCAATGGGTTTGGTATGCGCTACGGTTCTGCAGAGTCAGAGTACACGCTCTGGATGATAGATTATTTTGGCAGAGACTTTGTTGATGAGATGCATCGAGATAAGCGCAAAGTCAAAAAAATGTATGCGGCTGACTATCGAGATTTACTGGATAATTTTAATGAGCAGATTAAATTCCATGAGGAGAGATTGAAATGAAAACTATCACAATTGGCGAGCTAATAGATTTAGCTGATCAGTATGGTTTTGATGATTTAAAGAAGCGCATCCACACGGTGTGCGATAGTGTCATGGTGGGTGGCGCAAACAGCACTGCCGCATTAGCAGAGATTGAGGAGGTTGCTGACATCATGCATGACAAAATATTGGAGGCGCAAATACCTCCAGATGAGGAGCAATTAACCTTGATGAATCCAACCTTTGATGTAGAATAACGGGTGTTGGAATAACCCAACAAATTAACCCAATCGTTTTTTATTTGTTTATTTCCCCTATTGGCCTCGCACTTGCGGGGTCTTTTTTTTGCCCTGAAAAAGTAGCGGACAAAAAACAGCAAAATTTGTCCGGAAGGTACTTCCCTGGTTATTCCAAAAAGTTATAAGCATATGCAAAATGGTTATTAGACAGTAACTGTTACTAAGGTATAATGGGCACATCAAGACAAGAGATACACTAACTTAACCAAGGGGAAACAAAATGGAAAATGTAACTAAAGAGCAACTTCAACAGCAGTATGATGAGTTAGTAGTTGAGCTTGAATATGCTAGAAAGTCATTTCATTCGCGTGTCAATCAACTAGCTGATTGCTCACATATTGAGAGCTTGGAAAGACTGGAAGAAAGCTGTGAGTTTTGGGGAGGAGACATCGCTGAAGTACGTAGAGCAATGTTTCATATAGCAGAGCGCATTAGTGAATTGGAGGCAGGGCAGTAAGGCCTTTATAAATCAACCGCCTCCTACGGGGGGCAATCAAAGGGGAAGTAAAATGGAAAAAATATTTATGGGTTATAACCCGAAACTACCAGAGTACTGCAACATCGCTGACCGGCTTGCCGCGCAATGTTTGATCTCTGAGTTGTTGGCCGCAGAATGCACGGTGACCATCAATGACGGTGAGGATGATTGCCTTGAGAAGTCTGCAGACTACACTGAGATCCTGCAGGCTATGTCGAGCTCTGGTGAAGATGTTGTGGTGCCATTCGACAAAGACGGTAACAGAATGGGGTGGTTTTACCTGATCTACGATAACGGTTCAGAGCACAACCCGATGATCCTGATCAGCGACTACACCGCCAATAGTTTTTGCGAGTTGATCTGGAATAAGGTAGACGAGCAATTAAGTGTTTAACTCAACTGACGAGCTAGGGCGGTTCCCTAGCGAAACCTAGCGTTGACTTAACGATAACGGGTCATGCGGGAATCACGCCCAGAAGCTACAAGGGTGCCCCATGACCTCTAGGTCTTGAAAAAACCAACTGAAAGGGGAAGTACAATGAAAGCAATAACTTTATGCAAGCATATCAACAAGGCGTTTCCTAATGCGAATGCGGTCACCTACAACGAGTGGACCGGTGAGGAGAAGGTTGATAAGTACCGTATCTGGTTTCAACAAGAGGGCGAGTGCGCCCCTGATGGAATGCCGCTACACGACTACTGGCAGGAGTGGCACCCTGATGGGTTTCACCCTGACCTAAAGCGCTTGGTTGAGAAGCACGGGTTTTACCTTGAGAATCACGATGCCGGCACGATGATGGCCTGCAGTCTAGACTGGTAAAATTATTTTGTTAAAAGGGGTTGCACGGTAACCGTTACTCGATTACAATGTAACCTCATTAACGAGATATGTAAGGGGAATCAAGATGTTGGGATCAGGTAGCTTACCAAATACAAGCCGCAAGGCAGTACGTCATGGTCATAAGGGTAACGTCAAAAAATATCAGGTTTTGAGCAGAGTAAAGTGCGCTGAAGAACGTGCAGAAATGAAAGAGTTTGGCATTACAGATGCCGATGAATGGACTGTGGCTCACGAAGGCAAGCTGACAGCAAGCAAGGCCGCTGACCTTAGACTGCGACTAGAGCGTATTGGTCACGCCACCAAAACCATCAACCTTAACTTAATCAAATAATCTAACCGGCCCCTGCGGGGGCCATCAATGTAAGGGGAAAGATATGAAATACAATTTTGAAAATGTAATTGCACTAGCACCGGCTGATTGGGACAATGACCTGATGAGCCTGTCCGATGATCTAAAAGACTTGGCAGTGTATTCTTGGCTGAGAGCGCACCCATCATGGATTGAGGACTACATCCCAGAGGCGTGCTTTGAGTCAGGTGAGCTTTTTATCGAGGTGCTGTACCGCAATGCTAAGAGCTTCCGTGGACTGTTTGAGTCACTGCAGTTGATATACGCTGATAAAGAAAACATTAGTATGGAGGAGCATGAGGATGTCTTTTATCACTGTGCGGCTTTTGGTGACACTAAACGCCTGCATTTTAATGCTGTGGTTGGCAGTGATAGTGACAGTCTGTCTTTTGCAGATTGGTACCGTGACGCTATATACCTTAGCATTGAAGATACGCTCCGCGACAAGTTACTCAGTGCGCAAGGTTTGTGTGAAGCTTAATCAATTAATCACTAGGAGGATGTATGGAAAATCTAAGTCAAAGTGAGCGAGTAGCTCAATATCTAGGAGAGGGTGGCAAGCTAACCACCCTTAACGCTTGGCAGGAGCTTGGCATCAGCCGCTTGGCCGCAAGGGTTTATGACCTGAAGTGCATGGGTTATAAAATTAAATCAACTCAGGTGCCGGTGTACAATCGATTTGGCGAGAAGTGCATGGTGGCTGAATATGAATTGGAGAACGACAATGGGTAAGGGTTCAGCTCCGCGCCCCATTCCTGACCGGACTGGGTTTGACAAAAAGTATGATGCAATATTCCGTAAAGAGGTAAAGCCAAAGCCAAAGGCGCAGATCATGCGAGAGATGCGAGAAAGGCGCAAAGAGGAGGGTTTGGTGGAATTTCATGCGTGGATCAAGCCACAGCAAAAAAAGGCAATAGAGGCGATTCTGGAGGCCGATAGCTACTAATTGCTCAACCCGCCAAAGGGTGTATACTGGCGTTAGGAGGTTTTGGATTTATGTGGCAAGTATTCAAACTTTTTAATCGTCAGGTACGCCCAAGGCATATGGTGATTCCTGATACGCAGACAAAGCCGAACCAGAATTGGGACCACCTGAGATGGGCGGGCGAATATGCTGTAAAAATCAAACCTGATGTAATCGTACACATTGGGGACCATTGGGATTTTCCATCCCTATCTAGCCATGACGCTAAGGGCAGTAAATCGTTTGAAGGCCGCAGGTATGTCGAGGATGTACAAGCCGGCATAGAAGCGATGGAAGCGTTCTTAGGCCCAATCAGGGCAGAGCAGGCCAAACTTAAACACGACAAGAAAAAGCAGTGGAATCCCAGACTGGTGTTCACTATCGGCAACCATGAGTATCG